CAGGATGTTCAGCCGAGAAACAATATATGATTACTACTGGCCAACGTTATCAACGATTGGCGAACAAGCAGTCAAAAACAAAGAGATCTACGCACAAGGATCTCCAGCCGACGAAACAACGTTCGGCTATCAGGAACGCTACGCAGAATATAGATACAAGCCCAGCTCTATCACTGGTAAATTCCGCTCTAACGCTACAGGCTCACTAGAATCATGGCACTATGCACAGGAATACTCAGCCCTGCCATTACTTGGTGATTCATGGATTCAGGTAACAGACACAAACGTACAACGTACACTAGCGGTAGCAAGCGAACCTCAATTCATATTCGACTCACTATTTAAACTTAAGTGTACACGTCCAATGCAAATTAACAGCATACCTGGCGGGACTCATTTCTAATGGATTGGCTATCCGCAATCGGTCCATCAATAGGCGGTTTGTTTGGCTATAAAGGCCAAAGAGATACTAACGTAGCAAGCGCTCAGCAAGCTCAGCGTCAAATGGAGCATCAAACTACCTCTACTCAAAAACAAATGGACTTCCAACGTGATATGTCCAATACCGCCGTACAACGCCGAATGGCGGATTTAAAAGCTGCGGGAATAAATCCTATACTTGCCGGTAGCAAAGAAGCAAGCTCACCGGCCGGTGCATCGTCAGCGGGCGCAATGGCGCCAGTCGGGAATAAAGTACAAGCAGCAATATCAGCTGCAACATCTGCACAAAATTTGTCAAATTTACGCAGACAAGAGGAGATTCTAAAAGAAACCAAATTTAAAGAGCGTCAAGCGGGAACAAAAATATTAAATGAAAATCTTTTACTTAATAATCTTATGCCACATAGCGCTGCTCAGCGCGCTTTTTGGTCTAATAAAAACAATCATAAAAAAGTCAGTATAGACCATTGGGCTAATACTGCTAGAACAATTGCAGCTGCAATTTCACCATTTACACCATAAGGAAACTATGACAACTAAAAGAAAAGCCACAGGCATAAAAAAACAAACATTTCGTTCAGCCTATAACTTAGGCAACGAAGACTATAGCCAATCATTTACTGATGGCTTAACAGAACAACATCACACCGACACGTGTGATATTAATAAAATACTAGCACAATTCATGGAAACAGGAATTATGCCACAAACAAAACAAGCAAACCCACAATATGGAGACGTATCAGACGTCGACTTCACATCAATGCAAAATCAACTAGCGACAGCAAAAACGTTATTTGAAGAATTACCGCAACTTGTGAAGGATCGCTTCAATAACGAGATGCACACATTCCTAAATTTTGCAGAAAATCCAGATAACCTACCAGAATTGGTAGACATGGGTTTAGCTGTTAAAAACGAGCGTATAGCTCAAGCTCTACAAGAACAAGCTGGAGAGGAAACTACGTCCCTCTCAGCAGGCAAGTCCGATGATTCGGACGCGGCAGAAACAGTTGCTACTTGATACAACTGTAACGACTGACAGTATTTAACTGGAAGTCGTAAAAAACAACCTCACGAACTAAGGAGAGTGAAACAATGAGAAGACCAAAAAAAATGAACTACAGAAAATCTAAAAAGATGTTCTCACGCACAGCAGCGAGAACACATAGAAAAAATTCAATGAGAGGAAGCCGACCTATGAGAGGCGGAATTAGACTATAACAATGGAGAAACAACTATGCCTTGCTTTTACCCAAATACAGCGTGGTACTTACCACAAACTAGAACTATCTCTTGGGAAGATAGATTCGGTAAAGAAATCTCTGGAGTAAGAAACTCTATACAACTTGCCTGTGGACAATGCACAGGCTGTCGTTCAGAATACTCAAGACAATGGGCTATGCGTATTGTCTTAGAACAATCGCTATGGCTCAATAATATATTTATAACATTAACCTACGACAATGAACACCTACCAGAACACAACACACTTATCAAAAAAGACTTTCAAGATTTCATGAAACGTCTAAGATGGAATAAACAATCAACTAAGGAAAATCCAGTAAGATTCTTCCACTGTGGAGAATACGGCGATAAATTCGGCCGTCCACATTACCACGCTATACTATTCAATACAAACTTCTCAGACAGAAAACAATTACAAGGCCACAAAGGCCTAACAACTTCAGAAACATTAAGCAAACTATGGGGAAAAGGACACTCCTCAATAGGTGACGTAACATTCCAATCCGCGGCATATGTCGCGGGTTACGTTCAAAAAAAAATTAACGGAAAACAAAAAGACTCACACTATGCAATCATCGACACCGAAACAGGACAATATTTCGGACAACGTCAACAAGAATACTCAACCATGAGCCGGAATCCCGGCATAGCGGGAAACTGGCTCGCCCAATACAAAGACGATGTATACCCTTCAGATAATATTCATATTAACGGCAAAGAAATGCAGCCACCCAAATCTTTTGATAGACTCTATGAAATAGATCATAAAGACGAAATGCTAACTATCAAAGATAAACGTATGGAAGAAGCAGAAAAATTCGCACATCTCCGTACACCTGAAGCTCTGCGTCAAGCAGAGAAAACCCACAAAGCTCGAATGAGCTTATACAAAAGAGGAAAACTATGATATTAAATAAATACACAATCTTTGACTCAGCTCTAGAAGCATACCATCAGGACTACTCTCTAGAAAATGACAATATAGCACTAAGACAATTCGCAGACATGGCGAATGAAGAAACACAAATTGCTAAAAATCCAGAGGATTATTCGCTTTGGCGAATCGGCACATTTGAAACAACAACCGGAGAATTAACACCGGAAGAACCCACATGTATTGCAAAAGCACACGAACATGTGATACAATTCAAAAAATCAAAGAAAACTTAACATAACTATAAACTATGCGAAGCTAATTAACAGGAGATCTAACCCATGAAAAAATCCCACAATAGAAGCAGAATCGGTTCCTCACAACAACATAAATTCGCGGAAGTACCACACGCCGATATACAACGCTCTACATTTGATAGGAGTCATGGGTTAAAAACCACATTCAATGCCGGCGAATTAGTTCCAATCTATGTCGACGAAGCATTACCAGGAGATACATTCTCCTGCAATCTAACTGCATTTAGCAGATTAGCAACACCAATTCACCCTACCATGGACAACGCATTCATGGATTCCCATTTCTTCGCAGTCCCAGTACGACTTGTATGGGACGACTTCGAAGAATTTATGGGAGAAACAAAAACATACAAAGCTGCTGGTGCCACAAGATTAGATGGCACACCCGACTTTACAGTCTCAGCACCAATACCACCAACAATAACAGCCGGTGGTGCAGGCGAAGCCGAACAATCATTATCCGACTACTTCGGAATACCAACAAAAGTTGCTGCACTAGAATTCAGTGCATTATGGCACCGAGCATATACTCTCGTCTGGAACGACTGGTTCCGAGATGAAAACTTACAAGCACCAAAAACAATATTAACAACCTCTGGCGCAGACGCTACGACGTATGCTTTACTTAACAGAGGAAAAAAACACGATTACTTTACATCAGCATTACCATGGCCACAAAAAGGCGCAGACGTAACATTACCTTTGGGAACTTCTGCACCAATTGCGCCTTCTTCACTTCCACTTACACAAAATATTCCATTTAATGGAATAGATCAATCAGCAAATCGTTTTGCATTAAACGATCCAAGCGGTACTACACACTCTTTCGGTGCAGATTCATTATCTGTATATGGCAGCGCTGCCACTCCTTCAGCTGCTCCTGCATATATAGATCTATCTTCTGCTTATGCAGATCTAACAAGTGCAACATCTGCTACAATCAACCAACTTCGACTCGCATTCGCTACACAAAAATTTCTTGAAATACAAGCCCGTGGCGGTTCAAGATATATCGAAGTCATAAAAAACCACTTTAACGTAACTAGCCCAGATGCTAGATTACAACGACCAGAATATCTGGGGGGCGGAAGCTCACCGGTAAATATTTCACCGGTCGCACAAACATCGTCAACAGACGCAACATCACCTCAAGCTAACTTATCGGCCATAGGAACAACAGTCCTTAGTGGTCACTCTTTTACAAAGAGTTTCACTGAACACACTATCATAATAGGTATGGTATCTGTAAGAACAGATTTAACCTACCAACAAGGGCTTAACAGGATGTTCAGCCGAGAAACAATATATGATTACTACTGGCCAACGTTATCAACGATTGGCGAACAAGCAGTCAAAAACAAAGAGATCTACGCACAAGGATCTCCAGCCGACGAAACAACGTTCGGC